AGACGGAACGCCGTATTCGCATCTCAAGGTGGAGGACCTAAAGAAACAGATGGTTGAACTTGGCATGCATCCGTATGGAAATGAAATCATGTACAACGGCCAGACAGGTGAAATGATGCAGGCGGAAATCTTTGTGGGACCGACGTTCTACCAGCGATTGAAGCACATGGTCATTGATAAGAAACACTCCCGAGCAAGAGGACCGATTGTGTCTCTGACTCGACAGCCCTGTGAAGGACGGTCTCGTGATGGAGGTCTACGTGTGGGAGAGATGGAACGTGATTGTATGATTTCTCACGGAGTTGCGGCGTTTACCAAAGAACGATTGATGGACGTATCGGACCCTTTCCCAACGGGCATTTGCAAGACCTGTGGAACACTTGCGATTATGAACGAAGAGGAAGGAATCTATGCGTGCGGTTCATGTGGCAATCAGACGGATTTCGTACAGAAGACCATTCCATATGCGATGAAGTTGTGGATGCAAGAGTTAGAGGCCATGCACATTGTTCCTCACATGCTTATGGGTTAAATGGATGATTGGTCTATTCGGTAATGCGGACCGCGATTCTTTTCACTGGAGGGTTACGGACATTTGAAAGAACAGCTCCTTTTTTGTTTAAAAACCTGGTAGAGCCGAACAATGCAACGGTCTTTGTTGCATGTGAAACCGAAACCGAGCCAACGGATATTCTAGAAAAAGCGTTTCCAGGAGTGGAAATCGTTGTTTCTTATCAGAAGTCTTATCGGAATGCAGAGTTTGACATGATTGCAAATGGATGTATTTTCAACTCGGAGCATGCAGGCTTGAGGCCAGAAGTATTTGAACGAGCTGGATGGAATATGCACTGGACGATTGAGTGGCTGAAAAATACGAGTGGAAGCATGGTTCAGTGGTATCAACTTTTGAAGGTGTGGGAGTTGGTAGTGGAGTATGAAACAATCCACAACATGAAGTTCGATTTCTGTGTCAAGAGTAGGTTCGACATTCTGTTGAAAGAGAGGTTGGATTTGGATGCATTTTTGTTAAGTCACCCTTCTACGGAAGAGGACATGCGTTCATTGGGAAGTGATCGTATGAAACGAAATCCTTATACTTCCACGAATGGCTACGACGATCCTCCAGGAACACTTGGAACATTGGACAATACGGTATGGACACTCGGAGTTGAACTGGTTATTCTTGCAAAGCGAGATATCTTCGAACCTCTTGTACAGACATTTTACAGGTATGGAAAGTGGGATTCGGGACTCAAGTATTCCTTTAACTCGGAGACGACCTTTCATCAGCACTGCAAGCATTTAGGGTTGGTTCATTACGCATATCAAGACGCAGGCTTTCCATTGTATTACAGTGGAGACGTCAACGATTGTCCATGGGTATTTGTTATTTTGAGGTAGTGCGTCGCCCTTAGATTTTTTTCCTGCTAAGTAGTATAACTACGAAATGGGAGGAGGATTATTACAACTCGTCAGCTACGGAGCTCAGGATATTTACATTTCAGGTAATCCACAAATTACCTTCTGGAAGGTGCTCTTCAAGAGACACACCAACTTCGCCATGGAGTCCATTGAAGTCACCTTCAACGGACAGGCCGACTTCAACAAGCGTGTGACCGCTGTCATCAATCGTAACGCCGATTTGATGTACCGAACATACGTCCAGGTCGTCTTGCCAGCAGTTGATCTCATCAACTCTGCCACTCAAATCAACCGATTCCGTTGGTTGAACTACATCGGTCACCGATTGATCAAGACTGTTGAGCTTGAAATCGGAGGTCAACGAATTGACCGACAATACGGAGACTGGATGCAAATCTGGACTCAATTGTCTCAAGATGCCGGAACCATCCAAGCTCTTGATGACATGATTGGTAACACCCACGACTTGGTGCTCGTCAAGGACAGACGTGGATATGCCTTGGACGTCTCATGCGCTGGTGCTGAACTCACCAACTCCTGCGCCCCACGTGCCGGAACCCCAGCCAAGACTCTCTACATTCCTCTTCAGTTCTGGTTCTGCCGCAATCCTGGTTTGGCCATTCCTTTGATTGCCCTCCAATACCACGAAGTGCGTATCAACGTTGAGTTCGAACAATGGTTGAACTGCGTCTACTATGAGTTGGTTGCTGGACAGACTGCTGCTCCTACCTCAATCCAATCCTTGACTGCTGCCTCTTTGTACATTGATTACATCTACTTGGACACTGAGGAGCGACGACGATTCGCCCAACAGACTCACGAATACCTCATTGAGCAACTCCAATACACTGGTGCTGAATCTATCACTTCATCTTCCAACAAGATCCAGTTGAACTTCAACCACCCAGTCAAGGAGCTTGTGTGGGTTGTCCAACGTGACTCGTATGTTGACTGCACTCCTAACCAAGCATTCATTACTGAGGTCAACGGTATGCAGCCATTCAACTACACTGATGACTTCACCACTGAGGGTATCGTAATGGATGTCCTTGGTCGTGGATCTTTGGGCGGTGGCTCTACTGTCATTGTCCCAACCACTGCTGGAGACGGTCCATCTGGTCCTTACCTCCCAGGTTTGGGTGTCCAATCTGGTCCATCCTTGTCGGGTGCCTCTTGGTTGGATTCCAACATTGGCGCAGGAGGAAACGATTCTTCCATCGTCTTCGAGGACACCACCAACTACTTGCTCGCCAAGGTCATCCTTGCCTCTGGAGTCAAGTGTGAGGGTAAGAACCCTGTGGAAGTCGCCAAGCTCCAACTCAACGGACAAGATCGTTTCACTGAACGTGAGGGACGATACTTTGACCGTGTCCAACCATTCCAACACCACACTCGTACTCCATCTCGTGGTATCAACGTCTACTCATTCGCTCTCAAGCCTGAGGAACATCAACCATCTGGTTCATGCAACTTCTCTCGTATTGACAAGGCCACTCTCCAACTCACTGTGTCCGTTAACACCGTGCGATCTGGACGAACTGCCCAAGTGCGTGTGTATGCCGTCAACTACAACGTGTTGCGTGTGATGTCTGGTATGGGAGGTCTTGCATACTCCAACTAAACACTGGGTGTTCGTGTTTATATTTTGTTAGCATTGTGCTAACCATATAGGCTAAGGTTTAGCCATTATTTGAGGTTGGAAATCCAATATCAAATAATACGATTGTACAATGAAGTATTTGGTTTATTTCACGGTTGGATATTCGAGAAAGTATATCAACATTCTGCAGTTGGCCATTCGTTCTTTACGTAACTATTACGATGGAGATATACTCGTCATCTGCGACAGTTCATTCAAAGATGAATGCATTGAGAAACTTGGACCAAATATAATCTACTTTTTGCAGCCCGATGCAAAATCAGGACCCGATTCGTCTATGAACAAACTTAAGATTTTCAACTTTCCGAATATTGGATCATACGACAAAGTTCTATTCCTGGATTCTGATATTTTAGTCCACAGTCCTATTCTTCCGATCTTAGAAGGAATAACTAGGCCTGGATATTTGTACTGCTATTCTGAATCTAAGAATCCAGAGGATCATCAACTCGAATATTGGTCGTTCAAAACATATACCTCTGCTGAGATTGCAAGGTTCAAACGTGAATATATACTTCCATTCAATGCAGGTACATTTGGATTTGTTCAATGCGATTCTATGAAAGAACATTTCAAAAATGTATTGAACATGGTTTCAATTCACAGAGGGGAATATTATTACGAGCAATCATTCATGAATGTGTATTTTAATCGATTAAATATCACGGATAGAACAGTCTTTACAGATGAAAACTATAAGATGCATGATATCAAACATGAAACATCTTACGAAGGAAAGATCGTACATTTTGCAGGAGATCCTAGTGATGGAAATAAAAAGATAGTTAAAATGAAACAGTATTCGACATCTTTTCTGGATGACAAGGAGATAATCTACTTTGAAACACGGGATGAAATGATAGATGTGTTGGTTCCAAAAGGATGGAAATATGCTGAAATTGGAGTTTTGGAAGCCACGTTTTCTGATAAACTCTGCAAACTACTCTTTCCACGATTTCTTGCATTAATCGATCTTTTTGAAGGAAATGTTATATCTGGAGATCAGGATGGAAACAATGTAAAAACAGTTGATGTCAGTAAAACCTACACTCATCTCGTAAACTTCTCAAAGGCATATCCAAACATACTCAGTGTTCTAAAAGGAGACAGTTCTACACTTTTGAGAACATTTCCAGACAATACATTTGATATGATCTATGTAGATGGCGATCATACCTATGAAGGAGTAGTAAAGGATCTAGAAGTTGCGTATCAAAAAATCAAACCAGGCGGTTGGTTGATGGGACATGATTATGAAATGAATATGAAAAAGGCTAAAACAGTCTATCAGTTTGGAGTGAAAAAGGCAGTCGATGAGTTCTGCGAGTTCTATAACCAACGAATCTTTGCAAAAGGAATGGATGGATGTGTTTCCTATGCGATTCAACTTAAGAAGTAAAAGGGTTCTTATTTATAAATGTCTTGGACTGCAGAGGATGTTATTACTACGGATAGGTATCTTGCAGCATTTCCAAAAAACTATTTCAAGACAGACGTATTTTATCACGGTCCAATAGAATGGCGGAATCGTATTGTATATCCTCCAAAACGGTCGGACACTTTACTTGTAGTTGGACATTCTGATTATTCGATAACAGAGGACATTGCAAATAGATATCCAAATGCTAAATGGTACTGTGTCAATAAACAGACTACAAAAGTCAATGGCATTCCTCTAGGAATAACAAACGATTGTGCAGATGGTCCTGCTCATCCTATTTTTGGAAACATTCCAATGATGGTTGAAGTAGCATCTTCACCACGCACCATTCAAAACTTATTGTATTTGAACTTTTCATTATGGACCTATCCTGCTGAAAGACAGCCAATATTGGATGCCTATAGAAATCAGTCCTGGGCAACTTACGAAGAAAACATTGTTTCGATGGATGGTCGTAAACACTATTTGCAAAGTATTCGAAACCATACGTTCGTTGCATGTCCTCGTGGAAATGGTATCGATACTCATCGTTTATGGGAAACTCTTTACATGGGAAGCATTCCGATTGTAAAGAAAGACCTTGCACATTCTGATTGGCTCGATTTGCCGATTTTATGGATTGACGATTGGATTCAACTGAGCGAAGAATATTTGATTGAACAGGAAAAGTTAATACGGAGCAAGGAATGGACTATGGAAAAACTCAAGGTTGGATACTGGATTAAGAAGATCGCTCAAAAATAGCCCATCCATTTCTTTCATAAGGCGTACCATCGATAAACTTCCATTCAGGAGAGGCCGCTAAAAAGTTCTTTGTGAAACTGTTCTTGTCAACCTCTGTATCATCGAGTATAAATACTTGAATGCTAGAGATGTTAATCAGTTTTTGAAACTCAAAATAGGTAAGGTATTCTGCTCCATCCAAGATTACGACTTCAGGATCATTCGGAGCAACGTAAGGTGTTGACCAAAAGTTTTTAGTATCATCTTCATGCCACTCTCTTGAAAAGTTGGGAAAGATTGCAGATACCATTTCATACGATGGAAACTCTTCATCCTTCAAAATACGTCCACGAATAACAGTTATCTGTGACTCGTCCTTCCATACTTGTTTGGCTTCTTCTGCTCTTTCTCTATGGATTTCGTAGCTCTGCAGAGTTGCAGTGTCATCCTGTCGTCTGCAAAATCCCTCAAATACTGAGCACGTAGATCCTCTTCCATTCCAAGTTCCAACCTCAAGATATCTTGTAAACCGAGTATCTGCTGCATAATCCGATATTCTTTTTCCAAGATTCGATGTAACCTTTATCTGACCTGTATTTGCTATTGGTTTTTGAAATCGCTGCATGACCTTTCTCCATTGAGCTCGGATTTGCTGTTTATAAGCTGTCATATCTACAGGAACATACACGAAGTTTTCTAAGAGTTCAAAGAGATGGTCTATTGAGTTGAAAAAGTGAACGTTTGGAGAGTTTGCAAATAAGTTGTAGAAGTCTGCATTGTCTAGCCAAATCTTGTTATCATCAAACTCTTTAAGAGGTTCTGGCGTATTTCCTCTCCAATATATACTCATGCTTTGAATCGGAATGCTGTTCATGAGCTCTCTCGTTGGGAAAAACATAGGAAGTCCTGCAGTGTAATGCTCAAACATACTCATCGTACTGATTTCATACGGAAAGTGAATAATCCCCTTGTAGTTTCCAAGGTCTTGAAAGGAGAAAAAGTCTGGGCGCTTTTCGACAAGTGGATGATCGGGAAGATTGCCACGATAGAGTAAAAACTTAGACTTGGTAGGTTTGTAGGTCGTATTCAAATAATCACACAAGGATGGAATATAGATAGAGTTCAATCCAACTCCTTTTATGGTGTACAGAACATCGGCCTTGTTGTTGGATACAATTGTTAGCAACCCACGTTCTTTCATAAAATGAAGACGTTCATGATAATATTGACGCAGTCCAAGATTGTTCGAAAAGCAGAACGGAATATCGTATCTGCATGTGTTCATGAGAAGAATGGGTTTGTTGTACCTTTCAAATATCAATGCAAAGGAGTTGGGATGTCCGCATATAAATCCATCAAACTGCCTAAGAAAGTTGTCGTATCTATCGCAGAATGCATTTACTAACTCTGGACTCAACGATTCCCAGGTACCAGGATTGATAACATCGGGAAACTTTATTTGTTTTTTGAATGCCGCTGCATGGTAACTCAAGGACCATGCTACTACCTCAATGTCAGGATTTGCTGACTTGAAATCCTCTATGACAGAGGCATGAAGGTCCATGTTGAA